TTCGTTTGATTCTAAATAATGCCACACCGCCATTCCTGGCTGTGCGTGCGTCTTGACGATGCTACCCTTATACTTCTGCACATACGACACAGCTTTTTGAGAAGCTTTGTTCCCGCTGTTCATGCCTGCCTTGCTCAAAGCCTCCTTCGCTAGAAGCTCAAGCTCTTTACGCAGATAGAATTTGGTGCTGCTCATCGCATCAACCACGATCCCAGCAATCTTAACCTCATCTTCTTCTGTCAGTTGAGGCTTTGTGTTGCGTGGCGTGAACTCGTTGACCTTCCACATGCCATCATCGAAGTCGAAGCTGGCGAGATGTTCTTTGGGCTCCATTGCGTTACGCGCTTCGTAGAATACAGAGACATCGGGCTTGTCTCCGCTGAGCTTTATGCCTGAGTCAAACCATCCTGCGAAGACGCTGCCACCTCGTGCCGACATGAATGACTTATCGTCTGCACGTTCTTTACCTGTATGGTGTGCGATGATCACGCTGATACCGTGCATGTCGATCAGCATATCTACTCGGTCTAGAAGTTTGCGGATCTCGGTGTTGGAGTTTTCTTCGCCGTCGAAGAAGTTGATGATCGGGTCGATCATGACGAGGTCTGGTTGATGGAACGCGATCTCTTGGCTGAACTGCTCGATGTCTTGATCGCGCATGAGGTTCTTGCGGAGCCTGCCGCTGATGATCAGGTTGTTGTGCCCCATCGATAATAGATCTTGATCGAACTCAAACCGCCGATAGTAGGTATCAATACGGCGCTTCAAGAACTCTGCGATGATCTCAGCTTGGAACCACATGACCTTGAGCGGTCGGCTGAACTCCACGTCCATGAAGTCTGTGCCCGTTGTTGCGCCTGCAGCGAATGCACCAAGCCAGTTGGACTTGCCAATCTTGGGCTTGCCCAACAACAGCACCCGACTTTTCTGAAAGATGAACGCATCGCCCCAGTATTGTTCAATGCCATCGTCGGTCATGTTCGACCATGCTTCTGCATTGAACGGTTGTAATCCTAGCGGACCCGACTCGGGTTCTTTGTCGCCATCCCGCTTTAGTTCATCGAGCGGGTCTTCTTGTGACTGCAGTTCTTTTAGATCTTCATTGATCTCTGTCTGCCAAGTCGATGTCTGCCATCCCATGATGCCTGAATTGACATCGTCTGGGTGTCGCTTGATGTGGCCGTTGACGATGCTGATGGTAGTTCGAGTAACCTCAATCAGGTCCATGGGCGGGACACAGGTCTGGTTCCAGTCTTGTGCTTTGATCAGCACCTCGCGCATACCCCAGCCTTCTTTGACCCACTTGCCAACCAATCTGGCGAGCGTATCGTTGCGGTTGCCTTTCTGTTTCGGCTCTTCGGTAAGCTTTTCTCGGATGCTTTCGACCTTGTTGCCGGTGTTGAATACATGCACCTGTTGGATGTCGCTCTCGCCCAGCATGGGCAGATCATCCATGTTGTTCACGCCGCCGTAGGCTTCATCAAAGCTCATGGCGTAGCCGTGGGATGGGGCGATCATGACGTACCCGCCATCGCCACGGACATCAAGTTTGTTCTGGCCGACACTGTTTCGGATCAGCGCATCTCTGCCGCCGATTGAGTAGAAGTAATGCTTCCCGCCTCTGGGAGAGGTTTGTGTAAGCGGTGTGCGCGTAATGCCGCCTGCGTCTATCCAGTTGACCGCATCGTCCGAGTCTGCATCGACCACGGCGAATGTGATGCCCGTGATTGCGGCCCAGTTCGCGTTAGGATACTGGCTGTGCCACTGTGAGATTTCATCGCTTGATGGTTGTATCTTCTGATAGTGCTGCCACTTGACTCGCGGCGTCTTTGCCCACTTTGCTTTGAGTTCTTCTTCTGTATCGAAGGGGTGCCTGGTCCTAAAGAACTGCGGCACCACCTCTGTTGGTGAACCACAAGGGATGATGTGCATCCCCTGCTCCCACATGTTGTGTAGGAGTTCTTCTTTCGCTTCGGGCGACATCGGCCCCTCGATGTCTGACGATAAGAAAGGCATCATCATTTAACCCGTTGGACCCAATACTCATTGTCGCTAATGCGCCTTGACTTGATCTTCATGCCCATCTTGTAGGCAGATGTCCTGATCCCTCGAACTTCATCTTCGCTCTTCACCAGGGTGGTGTCGTTCACTTCCATCATCGATAGAAGCTTTTGCCATTTACCAGAACCCTTTGTGGGGTGTGGTGGAACGGGAGAGTTCTTCTCGATCACGTATTCCATCGGTCAATCCTTTCTTAAGTTTTGCCGATATTATCTTGTCATTTTAAATATTACAATTTTTTTTCAAAAAGATGTTGCACTTTGGTTCTTCCTGGTCCATGCTCCGTTTTGTAGAGAAGAGTTGAGTTAGAAAAGTAAAAGGAAAACGAGATGGCAAACATCGAAAGTTTGGCGCTGCAGTTGCTTGGCGCAAAAGGAAAGAAGGCAGAGATCGAAAGGCGCATCAAGATGCTTGAGCGTGAACTGCTTGATAGCAAAGAGATCAGTGCAATGCTGACTCCTATCCATAATGAAGGTGGTGAGAGAACAGACGGTGCTTACACCGTCGAGATCCCACGCACACATGTGTGGGACCAGATCAAAATCGATGAAATCCTAGAGGATATTCCTCGACCCGATTGGCCCTCCTTTGTTAATCAGACGATCACCTACAAAGTTGATATGCGTAAGTTCAAAGACTACGTGGTGAGCCATCCCCAGGATGCAGGCCCGTGGCATGACGCGCACTTCATAAAGCTTGGTGATCCCAAGATCAAAAACATAAACGCTGAAAAACTAAAGGAGGAATGATGTCTTTACTTCAGCAAGTCACGAGCACCCGCCCAGAGGGTGACGAGATACCTCCCGTGCGGATGAACATCCAAGGCACGGACGGTATCGGCAAAAGCACTTTTGGTGCTGGCGCTCCCAACCCGATTGTCGTTCAGGCAGAGAACGGCTTGTCATTCATTGATGTCGCACGTTTCCCACAAGCGGATACATGGACAGAGATGCTTGAGCAAGTGAAGACTCTCGTGAACGAAGATCATCCGTACAAGACGCTTGTTCTGGATACGACTGATGCTGCAGCCAAGCTTGGCGAGTCATATGTCTGTGAGCAGAACGGCTGGGCGTCAGCGGCTGATCCGAAAGCGGGATACGGCGCGTTCTATGTTGCCGAAGAAAACGCATGGGTTCACATGCTTAGTGGTCTTAACGTCTTGCACACGCAAAAGGGCATGAACATTATCTTGCTCAGCCACGTTGCATCTAAGTCGTACAAAGACCCGGAGCTTGAGCCTTACGACCGTTGGGAAATGCGTTGCAATAAGAAGGTCAACTCTCTGATTAAAGACTGGGTGGACTTCAACTTATTTGCGAACTATGAAACGCAGTTGATCAAGGATGGCCAGAAGGCTAGAGGTGTCAGCTACGGTAACCGTAGTTTATTCACGCAGTTCGCGGCGGCTTACGATGCGAAGTCCCGGTTGGCACTGCCAACAAAGCTTGAGTTTTCATGGAACGCTTTCATGGAAGCATACACCGCAGCACTCACTGCAAAAACAAACACTGAAGCAGCTTAAGGAGCTTTAAGATGGGTTTATTAGACCAAGGTATTGATGTCAGCAGCATCGAAGTCGGTGGCACTGACAACACGCCGTTTCCAGAAGGGGAGTACACGCTCTCTGCCGCACTCTACGAAGAGTTGTTGTCGAAGAATGGCAATGAGATGATCAAGGTTGAGTTCAACGTAGTGGGACCGACCCACGCTGGCCGAAAGGTTTGGGATTACTTTGTCCTCACCAACAAGGTTGGCCTGGCTAGACTGAAAGGTTTTGTCGGATCAACTGGACAGGATGTGTCTCAGTCGCTGAACACGGACATGCTCCGTGCGGCCATGGGCAAGCCCTTTACCGCCTCGATTAAGATTGAGAAGGGTACGGGCACTTATGCTGACAGTAATAAGATCGCCTCATACAAAGGCGGTTCTGGTCCTGCACAACCACACGCTCAGACTGAGCAGCCACAACAGGCACAGGCACAACCTGCCGCTGGCCTGAGCACGGCAAGCTGGTCTTAGCCCCAGATGGCCGACCCAGAAGAACCTCAGCAGAGTATCCCCACTTCTGGGCTAGTGACCACGTTCCCGTCCGTGGGGCCAAAGGCGGGACTTTAATAGCCAAAAAGCAAAAGGAACCGTTATGAAAGAAGAAGATTTAAAACCTGGAGACGACCACGAGTACGCCTTAGATTTAATTAGAAATTTGATAACGGTGACTTCAGACGAACTGGACTCAAGCATCTTAATGGAAGTTATGATGGTCTATTCAATAAGCTGGAACATGGCTAACGGCGGTATAGAACTAATATCGCATATGTTTCCCCTGGTTCTGAGTCGAATTGAAGATGGCACTTATCAAGATGTGATTGAGCTTATTAACGGCGAGGAGAGGATATGGCACTGACTGAAGAAACAATCAAGCAAGAGGATCGGCTTCAGATACGCAAACGCGCTGTATTGAAAGTGATTCATTCAAGCAGGGAAAACACTTGGGCCAAATCGTTTTGGCTTAAGACATACACAAAGCTTTTGGAACAACAGAATGAAGCTAAGGCACTATCAAGAAGAAGCAATTGAAGCGGCCCGGCACTGGTTTGATACTCAATCCACGCATCCGCTAATTGTTCTGCCGACCGGCTCTGGCAAGACAGTTGTCTTTGCCAACCTCATTAAGCAACTGTTTGAGGTTGAGCCCGATTGCAGAATCTTGATCCTTGCACATCGACAAGAGTTGGTTTCCCAGGCTGAGGATAAGCTCAAGAAGGTATGGCCATGTGCGCCATCGGGCATCCTTGCGGCGGGGCTTCGCCAGTATGATGTCGATGCCCGTATCGTAATCGCCAGCCGGGACACGCTCGCTACACCAAAGCGGCTAGAGTCTGTCGGCCATTTCGATTACATCATTGTTGATGAAGCGCATCACATTGCGCCCGAACCCAAGACTCGATACCGAAAGATCTTTGATTACTTCAATGAAAACCAGTGGACGCCGCCCAAGATCCTTGGCGTGACCGCAACCCCATTTCGTATGGGTCAAGGGTTTATCTATGGCCTAGATGGCCAGTTCTTTTCAGGCGTGGCCTATCGTGTAGGCATACCTGAAATGATTAAGAACGGTTACTTGTGCCGCTTGTCAGCATTCAAGGTCAACGATGATGCTGTCATTGATGCATCCACTGCGCGGGTGAAGTTCAAGGGTGGTGATTACCGAGAATCAGATATCGAGAAACTGGCCATGGAAGATCAAACCATGCTGGCTATCATTTCTGATTGGATCGAGAAAGCGTATAGCAACGGCAGGATGAGCAGTGTGTTCTTCTGCATTACGGTCGCTCACGCTGAAAAGATGTGTATGTATCTTCGCCAAGCGGGTATCGAGGCGGCTGTTGTGACTGGAGAGACGCCGCTTGATCAGCGCGAAGACATACTAGAACGCTTTGAGGCGGGTAAGATACATGCGTTGTGTAACGTGGCTGTGCTTACTGAAGGCTGGGATGCGCCTCGCACTGACTGCATTGCGCTGTTAAGACCCACCAAATCACTAGGCTTGTACATGCAGATCTGTGGCCGAGGTATGCGTACCTGGGGCGACAAGAAAGATTGCCTGCTTTTGGACTACGGCGAGAACATGCACCGCCATGGTTGCATTGATACAGCTAAGCCGATTACGCCGAAGGATGATGACAAGCAAAAAGAGACAAAGCTTTGGGTCTGCGATGCCTGCCTTGGCGTTAATGATATCGATGAGAAAAACTGTGTTGAGTGCGGCGCTCCCAAACCAGCGCCTGTTCAGCAACCCAAGCTGTTTCAGGAAGAAGAGAAAGATGCAGCTTCTACCAGGCAGGCGGCTCAAGGTTCTGTCTTATCTGATGAGCTAGAAGAGCCAGCGCAAAAGGTCGAAAGGGTTAAGAACATCGACTTCATTACGGCAGAAAAGAAGACATCAAAGAACGGCAATGATTACCTGAACATTGCATTCTCTAGCCCAGAGGAATATTGGCCGCAGAATATGCCCATCATGTTGGGTATGCGTGGCAAAGCAGGCTCACTAGCAGAACGTAAGTGGCGTGCAATTACCAATCAGTATCGCTGCCCCATCGATATTGATGATGCTGTTTACCAAGTAAACAATCAGGGGGTGTTAAGGCATATCAAACAAATCACTGTAAGGAAAGAAGGAAGGTATTGGAATGTCGTCAGCGTCCATTTTTGACCGGATCGATGAGCAAATAGCAGAGAAAGAGAATCGCCAACGTGGCCACCTTGGCTTTAGCGGCATAGGCGATAATGATGAATACAAACAATGGATGAGTTTCCGCTGGTGTCTACCACCAAACTTTGCTGGCAGAATGCTGCGCCTGTTTGATCTGGGCAATCGCATTGAGGACCAGGTAGTTGAGAATATTCGTAACACTGATGTGATATCGATTGCATCCCATGACGAGGACGGCAACCAATTTCGAGCATCGTTCTTTGGCGGACACTACGCAGGATCGTGTGACGGCCTGCTACGGGGCGTGTTACCACCTCCTCATGAAGAGCTCATACTTTTGCTTGAGGTCAAGAGCGCCAACGACAAGCGGTTTAAGGAGCTTTTGAAGCTTGAGAGCTACGAAGCCTGGAGCGAAACGTATCGATGGCAGATCCACGCTTACATGGGCGCGCTTGGTTTGACCAAGTGCATGGTCGTGGTGGTCAACAAGAACACCAGCGAGGTGTACGAAGAGATCATTGATTTCAACTCAGACATTTGGGATAAGGCACAAGCTAGGGCTCATCGCATCATTACCAGTGACGCGCCTGATAAGAACACGCGCATGTCTGAGAGAGACTGGCGCATGAAGAATGAGTCGAGCCTATACCGTGATATCTACTATGGCCGTCGCCTGCCTGAGTCTGTGAACTGCAGAAATTGTTCAAGCTCCAAGCCAATGATTGATTCAAATGGCGCTGTATGGTTCTGTAAGCGCAAACAGAAGGCTCTGGCGCTTGAGGAGCAGCGTGAGGGGTGCAGAGACCACATGTGGATACCTGCATTAGTAAACGCAAACCACCTCCCAGGGAAGAGTACAGACAATTCTACGGCCTATCAGGTGGGAATCATGGAGTTTTACAACTCAACGTCCGAAGTTGTTGGTGAATACCACTACAGCAGCGCAGAGATACGAGAGTTATCTAAGGGAGACTTTGATGCTGAGTTGATGATGACGGGCGAGAGTGTGCGACGTGACTTCCCAGGCAGCTACTTAGACAACGTCGATGAGCGCAAGCTGCCGTTCTAGTCCCACACTCGTGGGTCTTTCACGATCAGTATCTTGGTGCCAGGGTAGAGGGCTTCGACAAGCTTTTTCTTGAGCGCGAATACTTGGGTGACTACACCCTTTACGTCCTCTACCACCACCTCTCCATCGCGCTTGTAGCGGAAGTCAGCGATGTATGAGCAGATCTTTTTGTCCTCACCCTCTACTGTGATGACGCACGGGAAGTCTACCTGGACCTCCAAGTCTGTCAGTTCGCCAGTGGCTTCATACTTTTTGAGAATCTTGTAACGTGCTGCTTC